CAGTAGATAGCACAACTAAGGAAGCAACTATAACAGATGGTAGCCCTGCACCAAGTTGGTTTGAATATGATGTAAAAGGAAATTCATCTTTAGAAACTACTGTAACAAGCAGTAGAGAAAATGGAACTACTTTTTATACTCAGACTTTAAACTTGACTTTAACATATTTAGATGCTAAGACTCAGGCAGAATTGCAAACTTTAGCAGTTTCTAGACCTTATATCGTAGTAGTAGATTACTATGGTAACAACTTCCTATGTGGATTTGAAAACGGAATGGAATGCACAGGAGGGACTGTAGTTACAGGAGCAGCAGCAGGAGACCTTTCAGGTTTTACTTTAACCTTTGAGGGATTAGAAGAAACTGCACCTTATTTCTTAGATGCAGCAGTAAGTGCTGATGCAACACAAATTGACCCAACTGCATAATCTTATTATTTAGTTAAAAATTAAGCATCCTTTATTGGGTGCTTTTTTTTTGCTTTAATGATTTTACAAATAACTTATTTTTTTACGTTATATTAATAATGATTATATTAGCAAAGTCTACAATAGAGCAAACCATACAGATTATACCTAGAGTATATGAAACAAGTGTTACTATAAAATTAAGAGATGATAGTACAAATGATGTAGTTTCTATTATATTGCCAAGTGCATCAGTAAATGGAAATTATTTAGATTTATCTTCTATTTTTAATTTAACAGAGAATAGGTTTTATGATTTAGAAGTATATCACATAAAAGGTATTTATGGGGAATTTAAACAAAGGGTAATTTCTTCAGGTGGTACTTTTGAAAGTGGTGCTTGTTTATTTAGTTTTTTAGAAGCAGAGAATTTAGTAAAAACATCAGATTTAGAAATAATTTACAAGGACAGAATATTTTGCACAAATCAAGATATTGACCAATTAAATAATAATTACTACGATTTGAACTTGGGTGAATATTCAGATTATAATGGTTATGATAATACTTATTTAGTAAGATGAAAACAAGATTAAGAAATAATAAAGGACAATTTATAAAAAAAACAAAAACATCAGAGTTTGGTTTTGTAAATTTAAGTACTTATACAAGTCCTGTAATTAAAGAAGTATCAGGAAAAGACTATATTGAATATGGTGCTGATAATAACTATTTTCAATACTTAATTGATAGGTATAATGGTAGTCCAACAAATAATGCTGCTATAAATGGAATCAGTCAAGCTATTTACGGAAAAGGATTAAATGCTACTAATTCTAGTGCTAAGCCAAATGAGTATGCTCAAATGGTTTCTTTGTTTAAAAAAGATGTAGTTAGAAAATTATGCTACGATTTAAAATTGATGGGACAATGTGCAGTACAAATTATCTATTCTAAGGATAGAAAAACTATTGCACAATTAGAACACTTACCTATTGAAACTTTAAGAGCAGAAAAATGTAATGATGAGGGTGATGTTCCTGCTTATTATTATTTTAAAGATTGGGCAAATATAAAAAGAAATGATGTTCCTTTAAGAATACCTGCTTTTGGTATGTCAAATGAAAATATTGAGATATTATACATACAACCTTACAAGGCAGGGTTTTATTACTATTCTCCTGTGGATTATCAAGGTGGGTTGCAGTATGCAGAACTTGAAGAAGAAGTATCTAACTATCATTTAAATAATATCCTTAATGGGCTGAGTCCTAGTATGTTAATTAACTTTAACAATGGTACACCTAACCAACAAGAAAGACAATTAATAGAGAATAAGATTGCTGAAAAGTTTTCAGGATCTAGCAATGCAGGGAAATTCATTCTAGCATTTAATGATAATAAAGAAAGTCAAGCAGAAATAACCCCTGTACAGTTATCTGATGCACATAACCAATATCAATTCCTTTCTGAAGAATCAACTAAGAAAATAATGGTTGCTCACAGGATTGTAAGCCCTATGTTATTAGGTATAAAAGACCAATCAGGATTAGGAAACAATGCAGATGAAATAAAAACTGCAAGTTTATTAATGGATAATACAGTTATTAGACCTTTTCAGGAACTTTTAATAGATAGCTTTGATAAGATATTAGCTTACAATGATATTAGCTTAAATCTATACTTTACGACCTTACAACCTTTAGAATTTACTGAAGTAGACCAATCTATTCAAGACAAAGAAACTATTGAAGAAGAAACAGGAGTTGAGATGCAGAAGTTTAGCTTGAAAAAAATAGATGGAAAACAGGCTTATGAAACTAAAGAAGAAGCAGAAAAGGTAGCTGAAGAAATGGGATGTGGTGGATATCACGAACACGAGGTAGAGGGTGTTACTTATTATATGCCTTGCGTAAGTCACGAAGAACTTAAAGCACCTTGTTGGGATGGATATGAGCAAAGAGGTATGAAAGAAAAAGATGGAAAGAAAGTACCTAATTGTGTAAAGTTAGAAGATGTTACTTTAGAGTCTTTTGGTGAAGATGAAGATTTATCTGAATGGGAATTAATAGACGAACGAAAAGTTGATTATGAAGCAGAAGATGCTTTGGATTATCAGATAGATCAACTAAACACAAAAGGAAAAAGTTTACTTTCTAAACTATGGGAATTTGTATCAACAGGAACTGCTAGACCAAATGCAAAAAGTAGTCAAGATGAAACAGTTGATGGTACACAATTTAAAGTTCGTTATCAATATGCACCTTTAAAAGATACATTTGACAAAGAGGGTAAAAATGTTACTAGAGATTTTTGTCAAAAAATGGTAGCAGCTAAAAAGATATATCGAAAAGAAGATATTGAAATGATGAGTAAACAAGCAGTTAATGCAGGTTGGGGACCAAGAGGTGCTGATACATATTCCATTTGGTTTTACAAAGGCGGTGGGGCTTGCCACCATTTTTGGATGCGTAAGACTTATATGAAGAAAGGAAAAGGAAGTATTGATATTAATAGCCCACTTGCACCTACAATTAGTGTAAACCAAGCTAGAAAGGCAGGATTTAAACCTGAAAAGAATAGTGAGTTGGTTGCTAAACGACCTATTGATATGCCAAACGAGGGATTTTTACCAACAAATAAAAGAAGATAAATGGCTACACAACTATTCATAAATAGAACAGACCTTATCAGAAATTCCATAATGGATGGGAATATTTCGACAGACAAGTTTATACAATTTGTAAAGATAGCACAGGAAATAGATGTTCAGCAAATAATGGGAACAGATTTGTATAATGGTTTAGCTACTGCAATTCCAAACATAGATGATCCTGCTAATGCAAGATGGAAAACAATTTTAGATGACTATATTGTACCTATGTTAATATGGTATTCACAGGCTAATTACTATCCTTTTGCTGCATATCAGGTAAAACAAGGTGGGGTATTTAAACATACATCAGAAAACTCAGTTTCAGTAGATAAAAACGAAATAGATTTTTTAGTTGAAAAAGCAAGAACAAATGCAGAATGGTATTCTAGAAGATTTATTGATTTTATGAGTTTTAATCAGGCAACATATCCTGAATACACAAGTAACACGAATGATGATATTTACCCTAGTTATGATTCAACATTTAACGGATGGGTTTTATGACGTATAAACCTAAGAAAAAGAATATTGAAAAGTTAAAAGTTTTTCTAAAGAAAAAAAACAAAAAAAAAGTAAGCAATGGCAAATGAAATCTATAATACAAGTTGGTGGGGTAGCCCTGAAAAAGTAGGGTGGGGAAGCATCTATTATGATTTCAATAACCCTTTGACAAGAGAATATGAAGCTAGAGTTATCGCAGATGGTGGTACTATTGAAGCCATTGGATGTGTTAATAATGCAGATTTCAATTAATATTCTGTGATAATAAAAATAAAAATAATTAAAGATATTTAAAATGGCAACACCAAGTTTAGCAATGATACCATCAGGGTATAAAGCAAGTAAGGTTTATAGTGTACTACCTGAAAGTGGGGTTGGGGACTTTGACTTTACAAGGGCAACAACTGCGACAAGAGTAAATAGTAGTGGATTAATAGAAGAAATGGCAATTAATGTTCCTAGACTTGAATATCCTTTGATTGATGGTGTTGTAAATGGATGCCCTAGTTTAAAACTTGAGCCACAGAGGACTAATTTAATTACTTATAGTGAAACGATAACTGCTGGGTCTACTTGGCAGGCAGTAAATTTAGATTCTGTAATTAATTCTATAATATCTCCAGATGGTACTTTAAACGGAACTAAACTTATTAAAAATCAAATTGGCACTAGTAGTTCTTGGATTAGACAAAGACCAGTTGTTGTAATAGGTGAAAATTATACATTTTCTATTTTTGGTAAAATAGGTAATAAATCAATATTAAATATTACTTATTACGATGCGACAAGTGGAGATAGGTTTTTTAATTTTGACTTATCTACTCAATCAATTACTGGAAATGGATTATCAAATTCTACATACGTTGATAGTGGTATTGAAAACTACGGCAATGGTTGGTATAGGTGTTATGTTGTAATTGAAGCACAAAACACAACTCCTCAAGCCCAAGTTTCTTTAGGTGAAAATCGTGTAAATTCTCAAGGAGATTTTATTTATGTATGGGGTGCTGATTTTCAAAATGGCTCATATCCAACAAGCTATATCAAATCTAATAGTGGAAGTACAGTAACTCGTAATGCAGAAACTTGCGATGGAGCAGGAGATGCAGCTACGTTTAACAGTTCAGAAGGTGTATTGATGGCAGAGATAAGTGCTTTGGCTGATGATTTAACAAATAGAACAATTGCATTAAGTGATGGAACTACGTCAAATACTGTAAGAATTCAATACCTAACTATTAGCAACGCTATATGGGCAACTGTTACAAATATAGGTGCAGGGGGAAATCAAGCCATTTTACAATATACATCTTCAGATATTACAATTAACAGTAAGATATCGCTTAAATATAAAGCAAATGATTTTAGTTTATGGGTTAATGGTTTTGAAGTAGCAACAGATACAAGCGGTGTTACTTTTTCTGCTAATACATTAAATACATTTCAGTTTGATAGAGGTAATGGTGCAGAAGATTTCTACGGAAACACTAAACAAATACAATACTACAATTCAGCATTAACAGATAGCGAACTAGAAAAAATAAGTTCTTGGACTAGCTTTTCAGATATGGCTAACGCACAACAATATACAATAATATAGATATGGCAAATACTTTAAAATTCGGAGCAGGGCAATGGGCAACAAAAGAGGGTAGTACCTTAGCCTACAATGACGAGAATGACAACTACAAGCCTCTTCCCTTTGATTTCACAAGAGCAAGTAGTGCAACTGTTGTAAACAAAGCAGGGTTAATTGAAACAGTAGGCAATGCAATACCTAGAATAGATTTTTTAGGTAATACACAAGGTGCTTTAAAACTTGAGCCACAAAGAACTAACCTAATAACACAATCTGAAGCGTTTGGTAGTTCTTATTGGACAAAGAGTGGTGCTACTATTCAAGCAGACCCAAGTACTGCGGGTAGTGAGTTAGTTACTAATGGAAATTTTGCAACAGATAGTGATTGGAATAAAGAGTCAGGTTGGACAATATCAGGTGGTAAATTGTTAGGCGCTTCTGTCACTACGGGATTGGCTTTTCAGTATAGCATTTTAGAAGCTAATAAATGGTACAAAGCAAGTTATGATGCTGAAGTTACAAACGGAAGCGTTGGATTATTCTTTGATGGAATAGGGTATCAAGGATTAACAACAACAACACAAACCATTACTGTATTATTTTACGCTACAATATCATCTCCTTTATATTTTCGCTCAAATACAAGTAACTTTACAGGCTCAATAGACAACGTATCAGTAAAAGAAGTACAAGGTTTTACATCGCCCGATGGAACTAATAATGCTTATAAGTTAGTTGAGGATACGAATAATGGAAATCATCAAATTTATTCAGGGTTTTTTAGTGGTAGTTCAGGTAATAATTATACAACATCATTTTTTGTAAAAGCAGCTGAAAGAACTTGGTGTAAAATTTTAAATTACGGAGGTACACAAGTGTTTTTTGATTTAGGAAATGGGGTGGTTGGAACTGAAACAAATGCAAGTGGTAAAATTGAAGCACTTTCTAATGATTGGTATAAAATATCAATGACATACGTATCACAATCAAGCGAAAGAGCATATTTATATATAGCAGAATCTAATAACACTAATAGTTATCAAGGAAATGGAACAAGTGGTATTTATGTGTTTGGTGGACAAGCAGAATTTGGTAGTTACGCAACATCGTATATTCCTACATCAGGAAGTGCAGTAACGAGGTTGGCTGATGTTTGTAATAATGGAGGTAATGAGCAAGTAATAAATTCAACAGAAGGTGTTTTGTATGCTGAGTGTAGCCTTTTAAGTCCTTCAACAGGAAGTACAATAATATCTTTAAGTGATGGAGGGTCGAATAGATTATATTTTGACTTTTTTACGTCAAATAGACTTTATGCGATTATTGAAAATGGCTCATCAACATTTTCAACAGTACAAACAATCACACAAACCAACAATAATAAACTTGCTTTTAAATATAGCGCAAGTGGTTGTAAACTATACATAAATGGTACAGGGTATTCTTTTAGTGGGTTGAATTTTACAAGTGGAACTTTAGATACTTTAAATTTTGCATCATCAAGCGGAACAACTGCTAAATTCTACGGAAATATTAAAGACGTAAAAGTTTACAACACTGCATTAAGCGATAGCGAATTAGCAGCATTAACAACAATATAAATAAATAAAAAAATGAATATTTACAAAACAAATTTTCCAACAGAACAAGAGGGATTTGACTATTTAGTTAGTCAAGGTGTATGGAAAGAAGTAACCGAAGAGGGTGTTACATCTATGCAGTATATTAATGGTACTCAGGCAGTAGTTAATATAGGAAAGGTAGTTAAGATACCTGCAACTTATGATGACCAAGGACACGAACTAACCCCTCCTGTATATTATGATGGTTGGGCTTATGATATTATGAGTACTGATACTTTAGACTTTGGAAGTTTTGAAGTATATCCTGCTGATAAATCTGTGCATTCATTCTTTGGTTACCCAAGGGGTGAGGAAGTTGAAAAATAAAATTTAAAATATGAAAAAATCAAAAGCGAATAAAATAAGTAAACACATTTCTTTTAAAGAAGCTACTCATTCAAATTATGCTAAGCAGTATGGAATAAAAAATGTTCCATCTGATGAAGATATTGAGAATATGAAGTTAGTAGCTGAAAAAGTTTTTGAGCCATTACGTGATTGGGTTGAAGCACCGATACGAGTAAATAGTTTTTATAGATCTAAAGAATTAAATTCAGCTATAAAAGGATCACAAGTTTCTAGCCACTTAACAGGCAATGCAATAGATATTACTTCAATGGGTGGAAAGACAAATCTAGAGATGTTTCATTACATAAAAGATAATTTAGATTTTGACCAACTAATTTGGGAGTTTGGTGCAGAGCCAAAATGGTTGCACGTTTCATATAAATCAAAGGGAAATAGAAAACAAGTTTTAGTTACTAAAAAGCAAGGTGTATATTACACTTGGTCATAAATTACTAATATGCCAATACCAAACAAAAAGATAGGAGAAAACCAAAAGGATTATATGATTAGGTGTGTACCTCAACTTATGCAGTACCACGATAAGTCGCAAGCTATTGCAATTTGTTACAAATCCTTTCAAGGTAATATGATTAATCTTGAAACCTATAATGATTATCCTGAATCAGCAAAGAATAATGCTAAGAAAGTATTAAGATGGCGAGATAAATACGGAAGTGAAGTTAAGGGAATGACTAGAACAGGATGGGTTAGAGCAAACCAATTAGCAAAAGGAGAAAACATCAGCAGGGAAACTAT